GGGAAGACCTGCTTGTTGTAGAGCCTTGACCAAGTTGGCCATTAATTCCACGCCCCCATGTCCATAGAGTGCCATCAGTTTTAACGGCTGCGGAAAAACTTCCTACTGATACTGATGACCAATTAGTTAATGAACCAACTTGTACAGGAGAGGATTGGTTTACTCTATCATTTAGGCCAAGCTGACCATGACTGTTATAGCCCCATAGCCATAAAGTGCCGTCAGTTTTAACGGCTGCACTGATCCCAGTATTTGCATTTGATACTGATATCAAGGCCCAATTAGTTAGTGCGCCAACTTGTGTAGGAGAGGATACATTCGCCGTGCTGTTTTGACCAAGTCGGCCCCAGTTACCATACCCAAATGTGTAAAGGGTAGGAAGAGGCCCACCAGGGATTAAGGATTCCACCCATCCACGCCACTTGGTGCCACCATCAGTAGTAAGCAATGCAATCGTTGTAACGCCATTTGCGCCTGATGCAAGCGTTGGTGCGGTTTGTACAGTGCTGATCGTGGTGGCTGAATACTGACCACTCCAATAAACGCTATTGGGCCATGCAATGGTGTAAGCCGTGCCACTTGAGGCATTTCTCACCACGATCTGAACAAGCACAGGTGTGCCTGATGCTGGCACATTCGTAAATGACAGCGTCGCGATGTTCGCGGCCATTGTCAGGTCAATCACCTGACCACTTGCCAAGTCAATCGTTGTAGTGGCCGATGAGGTAACAGCCTGCCTCGTGTTATTCGTAATGGCAGCGCTGGCTAGAGCACCAAAGGACAGTGTCTTTGAGCCGTCAGTTTTGACGCCTTGGCCTGATGTACCGTCAGCCGTAGGGTACTTAAGCTCGGCAGGATTGTTGAAAAAGCGCTTGACGACACCCGATGCATTCTCGAAATACATCGTCATGTCGGTATCAGCAATGTTCAGCGCCAATTCACCTGGAGACAGGTTGGCAGCACTCGGCTGATTACCCGAGGTTGTGCTGCGGTAGAACTGAATGGGCGTGTAGTTAGTGGCTGGCACGCTTACCTCCAATCATTCGATTTCATCATTTTTAGGCTGCGCGTTCAAGGTACAAAAGGCTTTTTACAGCCCTTAAAACGATCTCTGGCGCGACAAACTTGCTGGGGTCATGCTCATAGCAGTCCCACCACAAAAACTGGTTGGGCACGAGATTAGCGCGGTCCTTGAGCAGGTTGATGTTCTCAGGGTGGCCAAAGATGTTGGGGTCCGATACTGACCACAGCACAATCCCAGGCTTACCCAAATCCCACCCAAAGTGCTGCAAGAAGCTATCGCATGAAATCCAGGTATCGCACTCGCGGATGAGGTTGCACAAAGCATTGAGCGGCAGGTTCTTGCGAAAGTCATCAACCAAGCGCGGCTCACCCTCAACACCCACCTGCACCACAGGCTTGGGCAGCATCGGGATAAGCTCCTCCCAAAATGGGTAATCCTTGGGATTCTTCTTCCCGTTGGATAGCTTCTTGGCAAAGGGTGCGATCACAATCATAAGTACAACTTTCGGTAAGCTGACTCAAGGCTTGACTTCCACTTCCAACGGTCCATTTTCGCATAAATGTTATACATTTCGATGTCACCAAATAAGTCTTTGGCCTCAGCGATGGACCTGCACGGGATGATCTCAGGATAGCAGCCAAACACGACTGGGTTTTTGATGTCTGGCAGTACATGCTTGAAGACCACATGATCGCCCATGCCGTTGTTAAGCACCACAATCGTTGCATCTCTGAATGCCATCGTGTTGCGGAAGATCTGCTCATCATGCGCAAACAACTGATCGTTGTTATCCATGCGGATACCACCTGATGGCGCTTTCAGGTGCCAGGTCACTGCATTGGGTACAACCAGCAGCTTGTAGCCTTTAAGCTTCAAACCCCAACTGAATAGCGTCTCTTCGCGGTGTGCCACGCGAGACAGGCCTAGGTTGTAGTCATAAATCCCAGCACGGTACAAGAAGGTGCAGTGAAGATGATCCACCTCTCTGACTTTGTGAATCGTCTGCCACTGTGGATTTGGCTCGTGATCAATGTAATCAATCTTGCCTGTAGGCTTGGCCGTCTCAAAGTCATGGCCTGGCATGAAGACTGAGCCACCAACGCCTGCCACATCAGGGGCGATGTGCTTAGCTAATTGCTCGAGTACGCCAGGCTCAGGCAGGGCATCATCATCCACGCGCCACACCCAGTCATAGCCCATACAATTGGCTAGTTGATGATTGTGATGCTGGCCCTTTTTACCTGCCCACAGCCATTCCCATGCGATGCCTTTGCGCTCGAGCATGAAGAAATACTTGCTATACATCGGGTCCTGGCGCAGGTCTAAATGCTCGTCGTTATCATCAAAGATCACAAGCTTGTCAGGCTTGCGTGTTTGATTCATCACGGCCTGCAAGGCCATCGGCAAGAAGGTATGCGTGCGGCCCCGTGTTGAGATTGAGCACAGGATACTAGGCATGCCAGTACCCAATCATCAAGTTAAATCGATTTTGCTCGTTGATGGTCCTGACCTGATCAGTGATGTTTCCATGCTCGTCGATGTAGTTGAACTCAAAGCCAGGAAAGTGCGATTCATTCAGGCCATGAAGCTTGTGATGCTCGCCCCAAAAACCTGGGGGCTCATTCCATGGGACCGTAAAAAGCAGCGTCTTGCACTGGTTTTTAAGCTTTTGCAGCACTTCCAAGCCGTTATCCAAGTGCTCAATAACCTCAAAGGCAATGATCGTGTCGTACTGGTCAAGCTCAATCTTGTTGATGTCAGCATGCACAAACTGAGCGCCTAGACTCCAGCCCTGCTCGTTAGCCACATCCACAATAATGGGATCGTAATCCAGCCCTGTGTAATGAACACTTTGCGGCATGAACTGCACGCCATAACCCGTTGAGCAGCCGATCTCTAATACTTTCGTACCACGCATGTGCTTAGCGGCCCACTGGTAACGCTGTTTCTCCCGTGGAAATACTTCATCGCCTTTCAAAAACACGGCGCGCTCGTAATTGTTGGATAGCTTCCAGCGATACCAATCCAGGTTATGGTGCTTCGCCAGTCTGAGCGTATTGCGCAGGAAAATGCCATCCCAGTTTTGAACTAGGCTAGCATCGTGCATCGTACCTTCGCCTTTGTGATAAATCGGAAAGATATTGACCCACTGCGTGCCATCCCAAGACTTCTCAAAGCACTCGCTGATTTCAAAGCCAGCACGCTCGGCACGGGCGCAAAAGTCAATGTCTTCGCTGCCACCAACCTCAAAGCCAATATCAAGCAAACCAAGCTGACTGAAGACCTGCCTGCGAATCATGACGCAGAAAAACACAATGAAGTCACGCTGCGTCACTTCCGAGTGCAGCTTTAAGACACCTGAAATACCGCATTTGAGGTTACTTAAAGGTTGGTCGAGCATTTGCAGCCATTGGCTTTTGGCTTGCGGCAGCAGGACCACATCGTTGTTAAGCAGCACAATCTTGTCAGTGCGCGTGGCCACAATGCCTTCATTGCATGCGGCTGCATAACCCAAGGGTCTGTCATTCCAAACAACCCTGATGTGATTCTCAAAACCAATGCTGGTAAATCGCTGCGTTAACTCTTTCAGATAAGCATCGGTATTGTCCGTGCAGCCATTGGCCGAAATGACCAACTCAACATCGGTCATGTCGGTGTACCTAAAGATGGACTCTAAGCAGGGCTTGAGCAGATCCTCACAGTGGTTGTAGGTAGGAATAACAATGCTGTAGCGCATTAGAAGGTCCCACCATCAACCCCACCCGTGATTGCGTTAGTGCTGCCATTGACTGACAGGCCTGCATCCACAAGCACGGCTTGGCTGCCCGTTGTAGACGCTGCAGCAAACAAGATAAAGCCTGCTGATGTGCTCGCTGTCGTCGTTACATTGGTTGGTGGTGCGCCTGATAAGCCACTGGTGCCCGAAAATCCTGAAGTACCTGAAAAGCCACTGACGCCCGAGAATCCACTGACGCCTGAGAAGCCACTGACACCCGATGCGCCGTTAGTACCTGAAAACCCACTGCGCCCTGAGGTTCCACTGGTGCCAGAGAATCCTGAAGTGCCGGATGCGCCGCTAAAGCCTGATACGCCAGAGAATCCTGAGGTTCCTGAGAATCCCGAGATACCACTACCTGAAAACCCAGAGGTGCCTGAAAAGCCACTGGTGCCCGATGCACCACTAAATCCTGAGGTGCCGCTAAAGCCCGAAACGCCTGAGAAACCGCTAACCCCTGAGGTCCCAGAGAACCCGGAAACGCCACTGAAACCTGAAAATCCACTGGTACCAGAAAACCCGGACACGCCACTTGATCCGGGGTTGTCCCCGCTGTAGCCAGAGAACCCGCTAAAGCCTGAGGTCCCTGAAAATCCGCTAACCCCTGAGAATCCCGAGATCCCAAAACCAGAGAATCCGCTAAAGCCTGAAGTGCCTGAGAAACCACTAACACCCGAAAAGCCTGAGCCACCACTTGATCCAGGATTGTCACCACTGTAACCCGAGAATCCTGAAAAACCCGAAATGCCTGACGCGCCTGAGAATCCCGAAAAACCCGAAGTGCCACTAAACCCCGAAGTGCCCGATCCTGAAGTACCCGAAGCACCGCTAAAGCCTGAGACGCCTGAATAGCCCGATACACCAGAAAACCCGCTGACGCCAGAAAACCCTGAAATACCGCTATAGCCCGACAGGCCCAAGCCTGAGAAGCCGCTAAACCCTGAGTAGCCTGAGATACCTGAAGCACCCAGTGCATTGGTCCAAGTGCCACCAATCGCGCCTTCAAACTGCGATAACTGCGTGTTAAAGCGAATCATCCCGTCTTGTGCGACAGGTCTTTGCGATGTGTTGCCCTTGGGCAAGGTCATCGATGCGGTTCCCGGCACCACTGGGTTGTCAGCCAATCCCACCGTGGGATTAGCGCCATCACCTGTGCCGTTGGTTACATCAATCTCATCAGCCGTGCCTGTGAGCGTGACAACGCCAATGCTATTGCTACTGGTGCGCGATAAGAGTCCAACGCCTGAAGACTGCGCCAGGTTGAGAACCAAGCCTGAAAGTGACACCGTTGGGTTGCCAGCAACGCCATCGCCATCAGCAACGCTAATACCTGCCGTTCCAGCCGCGATAGAGCGCGCTGTGAGCGTTGTTGCGTTGGTCTTGACCTGAATACCCGTCCCTGCTGATACGAGGCTTGCAGGCGCTCCAGAGAGGCTTAGAACAAGGGTTGAGCCAGCACCGTTATCTGTGAGCGTTAAGCCACCACCTGAAGTGCTTAATTGGCGTGATTGCGAGAGTGAGCCTTCACTCGTTGCTGTGACAAAGCTGTAATTGGTTACAGGGACCGCGGCAATATCTGCCACCGTCGTTTTGACGGTGCCACCATCCTGAACGATGGGTACAAGCTCGGTGCCCGTGAGGGCATCGGCGGTCGGTAACTGGGTGATGGTTTGATTGGCCATTAGGGTGACACCGCTATTCCATC